ACAATAATAATAAAATGAAAAAAATAGTAGCATCGATATTGGCAATTGGATTATTAGTATCTTGTCAAAATGAAGAATTATTAGTACCAACTCCAACACAAGTAACTGAAAAATTACAAATAGTTGGTAATATGGGTATTAAAGTAGAAACTCCATTTGTAAAAAATGAAGTTGCTATGAATGTAAAAGCTGAAACTGCTGGAACATATGTAGTAAAAATATTAAACATAGCAAACAAATCAGTATCAAAAGAAGAGGTAACTATAAAAGCTGGTAATAATCTATTAAAGATTTACGCAAACGCTTTACCATCTTCAGCATATAGAATTGGTTTGTTCGATTTAGAAGGAAACCTATTGGGAATAGCAGATTTTAATAAATTATAATAACAACTTACAAAAACAAAGATTATGTCAGAAGAATCAAACGATGGAACAATGTCAGGATTGGTTAAAACAATCATAGGCACAGTAGGAACAATAGTAACCGCAGGCGGAGCTTGGTTAGGTTCACAAATGTTCGGTGGTGGTGAGCAACCAGCAGCAGCTCCGGCAGCAGCACCGGTTATCAACATCCAAAATAACCAAACTCAACAACAATCTGCTGGTGGTAAAACTATTATCATCAACAAAGGTGGAGAAGGAAATGGTTCAGCTAAACCTGCACAACCAGCACCGGCTCCTAAACCTAAAAAAGAAGCAGACGAGTTTAAGGAAAAGCCAGCAGCTTGGTAATATAGTATGGAACATCAGCAACCAGACGGATTTAAGCAACTCTTAAATCAGATGATGAAAAGAAGGTGGTTAATTACATTAATTGTATTAATTACTTTTATGTTTACTACATTTGGTATTCTTATTTCTATACACATAGATACCATCGTAGGACAAGAGTGGAAAGAACTATTATTACTTTTATTAGGAGCATTTATTGGTTCTTATGGTAAGATTATAGATTATTGGTTCTCTGATACAGACAAAGATAAAATGTTAGTTCAAAAAATGGACGAGGAAGACGGTGTATCCTTATCAAACACAGGCGGAGCATCTGCACCAAATGAAAGTGATGAAGCACACCATAATATAGATTAATTAAAAATAAGGGGAGTAACTATGGGTTTTTTTAAAGATTTGTTTGATGATGATAATAACATCAACGAAAAATCAGTTGTCGGATTTGCATCATTCGGTGTAATGGTAGTAGCAATCGCAGTTGATTTAGTAACTGGATATATGGGTAAGGAATTACTTATCAACGAATATATCTTTAATGGTTTTTTAACCATAACATTGGGTTCATTTGGTATAGCATCGGTTGACAAGTTTGTTAATAAGAAAGCCGAAAATGATAAACTAAATCATTTGGATAGTATTAAGCCAGAACCAATGAAGGAAGAAGAGGAATTGGGATAATGTATTGAAAAGGGAAGAACGAAAGTTTTTCCCTTTTTTTATATACTTATAGGAAAGAAAAAACTATAAGATATGAAGAATGTATTTCTAATTTTAGCAATGGGATTATTGACCTTTATTGCAAAGGGACAGGTAGTTGGAAAGACTACAACAGAAAACTACAAAGCGAGTTTTGAAACAAAAGTGGACATAAGTGAGTTGATGGACTACGATGGTCCAACAATTCCAATTCAAATCTTAAAATGTGGAATAAGTGATGAAATTTTGGAACAATATCCGGAACTTAAAGAAAAGAAGGTGGGTCTTGGTGTGGCGAATATATCTATGGAATACCTTGAAAATCTCAACCGTTTTACTTTTACAGAGGACAAAACCGAAATCAAAAATAGAATGGTTAAACAATTTCAAGCTTCTCAAGCGGGCATTTCCCAAGATAAGTTAGATGGTAGAGGTAAGATTAGATTAGCACACTATTTTGTATCTATTGAAGTATATGATTTCTCTATTAGTGAGGATGAAACAATCAATATGAAAGATGGTGTTAAAAACAAAATGGTTACTCGTTTAGGTTTGCAAGTTAGATTCACAGATGCAGAAACTGGTGAGATATTTGGAGCATCGGGTTTAGGTGAAGCAACTACCACAAGAGAATTGTCATTATTAAACGATGATAACTTATCAGATGTTAAATTCAATCAATCTACTATTGGTACATCTACAAAGAAAGCATTGGATATTGCTTGTGCTCGCATTCTTCTTCGTATGATTAAGAAGGGTAAATTTACAAAATAATAAATTATGACAAGAAAGGAAGCATTATATAATTCAAAATTAGCAGTGTTAGCTTATTCAAACAAAGACCAAATAAATTGGGATGAGTATGGATTAGAGTTAGTGAAGTGGATTGAGAATAAAAAATCAGATACACAAGGATTTGTAGCAACAAAGGATAAAACTATATATGTAGTTTGGAGAGGTAGTGAATCAAAGAAGGATTTTCAAAACGATGCTTCAATTGATAAAGTACCATTTATAGAAGAGAATGAAAAGGTTCATATTGGATTTAAATATTGTTGGGAATCGGTAGTGGGTGATACATATGATGCAATTGATACTGCATTAGAAAACCTACAAGGTGAAACTACTGATATTGTAGTTAGTGGACATAGTTTAGGTGGAGCAGTAGCAACATTATATGCATACTCAATAAAGAAACACTATCCTCATTACAATCTTAAAGTAACAACGATTGGTAGCCCGAGAGTTGGTAATAAAGTATTCAAAGAAAACTACGATAAAAGTGGTATAGATACTTTACGAATAGTACATAACAACGATTTAGTAACACATACACCATATATAGGATTTCATCATGTAAACTACCAAGTAAGATTAGATACGGCTGGTAATAGATTACAAAATGATAAATCACTAAAATCACTTTGGTTGTACCTAAAATCATTATTTTCAGGTAAAACTATCAAAGACCATATGGGTGATGGGTATATGAAAGCATTAGAAAACTGGGTGAATTGATAATATATGTCATCAATAAGAGTTACATTATATAAAGATGAAGATGTATTGGTGGAGTGTGATTATTTACTTAATCGTACCAAAGTTGCAATGCATATAAGTTTTAATGAGGAAGTATGGTCACATTCTTTTTTTAAACGGATGATGAATATTTATGAGGGTATTCTTCAAAACTTTAAGAATGAGGGTTATAACGAAATATACGGAGCACCCCCAAAGGGAAATATTAAAGCAAAGAAATTAGCAAAGATGTTTGGATTCAAAGATTGGTTTGAAAACAATGAGTTATACTTAATGAGAATGGAAATAAATTAAACAACTAAACAACTAGAATTATGGGAAGCGCTGGAAAAGCAATTGAACAGGCATTTGTAGATGCCGGAAACGCAATTAATGATAATGTTATTCAACCAATTGGTAACGCATTTGTAGATGCGGGAAATGCAATTAATGATAACGTAATTCAACCAATTGGAAGTGGTATAAACACTGCAATAGGTAGTGTAGAAGATGCATACAACTATTCAGTAGCATTTGCTACCGATAGTGCACACAGAGTAGAAAGTGCAGCGTGTACTATTGCAAGTACTACTGAAGAATTTGCAAAGGTGGGGTTCGATGTAACTCAAAACGAATTTGTTCAATTATCTAAACAAGCCGAACAACAAATTGTAGCAGGTGTTGAGATAGTGGCAGCAGGCGCAGTAGCTGCATACAATTGGGCAGATGCAAATGCTTGTACAATTGGAATAACTGCGGCAATATCTACGGGTTGTGTTTTAGCATTTACACCGGCACAACCTGCTGGAGCAGCAACTTCAACTACATTATCATTGATGGCTACGCCGGTTCTTTACGTTGCAGATATGGCAGCTAAAATGGCAGTATCAACGGCAATGGGTGTAATAGTGGCAGATGGATTTTTAGCAATACCTGGTGTTGGTGGGAATGTTGACCCACAATTATTAAGAAATGTATGTTCAAATTGTATCTATTATAGTTTAGATTCGGCTGCATTATGGGCAACGCCTGCTGGAGTTGGTATCGCAATCGGAGCTGCAGTAGCACCAGTTGTTGCATCTTTGGTATGTACTAGAACTTGTCCTAATGGATTCAGTAAAGCATTGGGTGCATAATATATATTTAACAATTTCGTAACATACGAAATGGTATTTTAATGAGATAGTTTCCTACTTATTGTTGAACTAAAAAAACAATAATGAGGAAACTATTTTTATTATCAATTCTGTTACTTTCACATCAAATTTTCTCTCAAAACCTTTCAGGTAAAGTAAAAACAAACAAAGAAGAACTTATAGGTGTAACAATTTGGCTTACCAATAATACAACAAATAAGAAAGTAGGAACAACATCTGATATTGAATCCAAATATCAATTTACCAATATAGCAAAAGGAAAGTATTCAATCAAAGCATCTTTCGTTGGATACAAAGAATACACTAAAGATATTACAATTGATACTACAACTAACCTTGATATTCAGTTAGAAGAAGATACGAAAGTATTACAAGAAGTTGTAGTAAAGCAAGTAGCAAAGAAAGAAACTGCAACTGCACTTATCAATACACTTAAAGCATCTTACATTGTAGCAGATGGTTTATCAATCGAATCAATAAAGAAAACACCAGATAGAACTGTTGGAGATGCACTTAAAAGAGTTAGTGGTGTAACAATCCAAAACGATAAGTTTGTTTTAGTTAGAGGTTTAGCTGATAGATACAACTCGGCTCTACTAAACAAATCAATCTTACCATCAACCGAACCCGATAGAAGAGCATTCTCATTTGATATTATCCCAACATCACTAATAGATAATATCATCATCAACAAAGGAGCATCAGCAAACCTACCTGGTGATTTCGCAGGAGGATTGGTACAAATAACAACAAAAGAAGTTAGTGGTGATTTCTTTAATATATCATTGGGAGGAAGCTGGGGTTCATTATCAACAGGACAGGATTTTAGGTTGGTAGACCCTATACAATTCCCAACAACATTTCCATCAACAAACGGATATAGAATTGCGGGATTAGGTGATAGGAGAGCATACACTAAACTAATAGGTTCACCACAAACCGAAACATCAACATCTATTCCAAACTTAAATGGTAACTTATCATTTGGTGTTGTGAAAAACAAATGGAACATCTTATTCAGTTCAACTGCAAGAAACACATACTCTGCTAATACAACTGAAAGAATAGATTACCAATCATCTACCGAATTAGCATACAACTATAAAGACCTAAATTACTCAAATGTACAATCATTAAACGGATTATTAAACATAGTGTATTTGGGAGAGAATCGTTATAGTTGGAAAACACTTGCTAACTACCAAAACGAAAAATCATTTTTAAGTAGAGTTGGTGAAAACTATGATAATGTTCAGTATGTAGATAGTAAATCATCTAACTCAATTCAAAAGTTAGTATTCAACACACAATTTGAAGGTAAGTTTAAAACATTAGATTTTAATGTAGGGTACAATCTTATGTTGAGAGACCAACCCGATTATAGAGTAACACCTTATATATCATCTTTATACACATCAACTCCCTACTCAATAGCATGGAGAGATACCTATCGTTTTTGGAGTGTAATGGATGAAAACTCATTCAATGGGGGATTAAACAAATCCATAGGAGATATTCGTTTAGGAGTGGGTTATTTAAAGAAATTGAGAAACTTCAAAGCAAGAATATTCAGATACGAATCAACTGATTTGTTAAATGAGATTACAAACAACACCGATAGATATACTGCCGATTTTGATTTGGCAAACGGATATGTAATGTATGAAAAAGAAATTGATAACCTAAAATTAAACACAGGTTTTAGAACGGAATACAATTTATTCAAAGTTCAAACATCCGATTTTAGTGGACAGAGAATATCAGTAGATAGAGAGTATTTGGATTTACTTCCATCGTTAAACGCAACATATTCAACATCGGAAAAAACGAAGATTAGATTATCGGTAAGTAAAACATTAGCAAGACCGGAATTTAGAGAGGTAGCTAATTTTGCATATTATGATTTTGTTAGAAACGCACAACTATTAGGAAACCCAAACTTACAAAAAACGGATATATTCAATTCAGATATAAAGTTTGAATTGTATCCTAAATCAGGTGAGAACATATCAATTGGTTTCTTTGGTAAGAAGTTCTTTAATCCAATTGAGCAAGTTGTAGCAGATGGTTCAGTTCCATCAAATCTATTACTAACATATAAAAATCCAAACGAAGCATTGGTATATGGAGTTGAGATTGAACTTCGTAAAAAATTAAATGATTGGTTGGATTTATATTCAAACACATCATTCATCAATTCGGAAGTTGATATAAACGGAGTTAAAAGACAATTGCAAGGACAATCAAACTATGTACTAAATGGTGGATTGAACTTACATAAAAACAACAATACATTCAACTTATCATACAATAGAGTTGGAGATAGAATATCAGCAGTAGGATTTCAAGGATACCCTGATATATTTGAGAACTCTCGTGATGTGGTTGATATTGTTATTCTTCGTAAAATTAAAAACGGAGAAATTAAATTAGCAGTATCGGATATATTCAGACAACCATTTGAATATTACCAAAAACCAAATCGTACTTTAATTAAAACAAACAACGAAACAACAATTTCACTAACACTAAATTACAACCTATGAAAAAATTATTAGTATTATTCGCAAGTTTAACAATGTTTGCATGTTCAAAGGATTTAGGTGGAGAAGTTACACCAATCAATGTACCAACATCAACAACTTTGAGTGGAAACATCACATCAACTACAACTCTTACATCAGATAAAGAGTGGGTACTAAAAGGGTATGTATATGTAACCGATGGTGCAAAACTTATCATTCAGCCGGGTACAATAATCAAATCAGATATAAGTGAAAAGGGTGCATTGTGTATCGAAAGAGGAGCGCAAATTGTAGCAGAGGGAACTGCATCAAAACCAATTGTGTTTACATCAGGAAGACCAGCAGGAGAAAGAACACCAGGTGATTGGGGTGGTATTGTAATATTGGGTAGAGCAAAAACCAATAGAACATCAGAACCAACTATCGAAGGTGGCATCGGAAGACCATATGGTGGTACTAACGATTTGGATAATAGTGGTATCTTAAAATATGTTCGTATTGAATATGCTGGTGTTGCAGCAATGCCAAACTCCGAAATCAACGCACTAACATTAGGTGGAGTTGGTAGTGGAACAATCATTGAGAATGTTCAAACTATCTACGCTAACGATGATGCATTTGAGTTCTTTGGTGGAACTGTATCACCTAAAAACTTATATGCATTCGCAACCGCAGATGATGATTTTGATTTTGATTTTGGATATACTGGAACAATCACAAATGGTATAGCAAAGAGAGACCCACAATTTGTAGATAATGGTGATGCGGGAAATGGTGTAGAATGTGATAACGATGGAACAGGTTCATCTGCAACTCCATTTACACATCCAAAACTTTATAATATGATTTTGATTGGGCCGAATACATCTACTGCATTATCAAACCATAATTTAGGTTTAAGATTTAGAAGAGGGACACAATTCACAATGAAGAATAGTGTAATTTGGGGATGGATGAAAGGTGGATTGAGTTTGGAAAGTAACGAAACTGCACAATTTGTGAAAGATGGTGTTTCAGTATTTGAAAACAATTCAGTAGGAACATTTAACCCAACACTAAACTTTATTAGTAAAGCAACTACAATCCTAACAAATGACCAATTGAAAACTCTTGCACTTTCAAAAACTAATAAAGAAATAGATGTAGTAGTACCTACAATGGATAAACCAACTTGGACAAATGATTGGACAAAATTCCCAACAAAAGGAAATTAAATGATATTTATATAAGTAGCAAATATCATAATGATTGAAAAATTTAAGAATACTATTAAGTGTATTATTCATATTTTGTCTAGCTTCCAAAGCTAACGGACAAACAACATTTACACAAACATTTGTAGATAAGTGTAGTGGTGAAGTAAAAATCGCCACTACTACTTACGTCAATGGACAAGCATTTGTATCATTCTATGACCAAATGAAAGTATTTTCACCAGAAGAAGTTCAAAGTGGTGCAATGCAAATGTGGTTACAAATAGTTTATACTGCATATTCATCAAAAGGGTGTGAAACAAATCAAGTAGTTCAACAAACAGTTCAACAAACAGTAAACCAAGCAGTTCAACAAGCGGCTCAACAAGCCGCCACCCAAGCAGCATCTGCTGCGGCAGCACAAGCCGCAAGTTCAGCAGCCGCATCTGCTGCAAGTTCTGCGGCAAGTTCTGCAGCAAGTAGTGCAGCTAGTTCAGCGGCATCATCAGCGGCTAGTTCAGCGGCATCAAATGCAGCGAGTGGAGCAGCTAGTTCAGCGGCAAGTGGAGCAGCAAGTGGAGCAGCTTCATCGGCAGCTAGTGGTGCGGCTAGTGGTGCGGCATCGGCGGCAGTTCCACCTCCACCACCAACAACATCCGCTCCGGCTCCATCTTCATCTGCACCTGCTTCATCGGCACCTGCAAGTGGTGGTTCATCATCTTCATCAAGTGGAGGTAGTAGCAGTTCATCATCCAATAGTTCATCTTCATCTTCTGAAAGTAAAACAGAAGCGAAGGCTGAAACAAAATCTGAAACGAAATCCGAATCCAAATCAGAATCCAAATCTGAAAGTAAGAGTGAGGAAAAGAAAGAAGAAACTAAATCCGAATCTAAAAAAGAAGAAAAGAAAGAAGAATCTAAAAAGGAAGAAAAGAAAGAGGAGAAAAAAGAAGAGAAGAAGGAAGAAAAGAAAGAAGATAAAAAACAAAAGGCACAAAACATAAACCCATTACTAATTGCATCTGATTTGACGGTAGCAGAAGGTTCGCCGGGTGAGTTCGCAGCCATACTTACTAATGGTATATCACGTTCATCGGCAGCAGGTAATGTAACTTATTCTCTAAACTCTATGGTATGGTCTACATTAAAGCAATTTGCTTTGAGTGGTGGTATAACTAAAATGAATATGAAGGGTGGTAAGATGGTTTCTATGAACTCCTATTCAGTAACTACTGCATACCTATCTGGTAACTATATGGCATTGGCTGGTTTTACACATATTATACCAAATCCAAAGTATGGTGTATATGGTTACAATTTAGGTTTGGTAAATCTATTTATTGGAAGTGATTATAGTATGAGTAGTTCAGCAGTTGTGTTTTGGACTAAACCATATCAGAAATCAAAGAAACTTACTTTATCACCACAAGTATTCGTAATGACACCTGGTGCAAGTTTCAACACATCAAAGGGTGAAGTTACTTATTCTACTAATGTTGGATTCCTATTAGGAACATCGGTAGATTATAAGATTAGCCGTAAGTTTGGTTTGAGTTTCAACTATAAGATAAACACATCAACTGCTTCAGGAGCACCGATATTAAGTAATTTCTTAATAGGTTCTAGATTAATGCTTTAGATTCCTAAAACATCATCCATTTCTTCAATAACTTGTTTGGTAATATCAGTTTGACCAGCAAGGTTTAACCCTGCCATAGTAATACTAAATACCGCAGCTGAAACTACAATTGTTCCAATTGAATAAACTAATGCTTTTGTGAAAAATGTTTTCATATAACCTCCAATGTATATATAAATATATTAAAAATAAATTTTGAGAAACGCTTGACTTTCTCATTTATTATGCTTACCTTTACTATGTAATAAAAGTTAAACATAAAACAATAAAGATATGAGAAACGGATTGAGTATTTCAACATTAAAAGAAATTGAATTGGAGTTTGGTGATTTTGAAATCAAACAAGTTTTTGGTGGTAGTTATGATGTGTTTTTCCGATTTGGTTATTGGAGAAGCGTTGATGTGGCTAAATTACAGGCCATTATCGGTGGTATGAATGAGGTGGTAGAAGATGCAGATTACGATGAGGATTGTGGATATTTATTTATGTATCGGTTAAAATAATTAAAAAATATTTGAGAAAAGACTTGACTTTCTCATTTATTTTACTTACCTTTATAGAGTAATAAAAGTTAAACATAAAACAATAAAGATATGATGAATGAAGCCCCAATTCCGATGATGAAAGCAGTGAGTTTTCTATCAGACCTTAAAGAATTTATTGAGTATTGTAATGATTTCTACAATGAAGAGTATGGTGAGTATCGCATCGCATCCACAGAGGATATTGAGGCAGCAATCGGTGAGTATCTGACCGAACCACATGAACATGAAATTCAATTCGATTCATTTGATAGAGAGAAAGTGCGTGAGATTTTAGAACCATCTTACAATTGGATGGGTGTTAGTGGTGGTATTGTATTAGGACCAGCAATTGAGTTTACTGTTTGTGAAGAATAAAATATAAAACATATAAGATATGAGTTACATAAAATTTGATAGACACTCCAATATGACTTCAACAACACGAGGTGAAATTATGGATATTTTAAAAGAGGTTGATTTCAATACTGGTTTTGACCTTATGAATATGTTATACGGATTATTTGATGGCTACCTTTACGATGATTTACTTGAAGTAGCTAGAGGTGCAAAAGTAGATAAGGTACTTTACAATAGAATAGAAAATGTAGTTTCAGTTATTAAAAATTATTTATAAACTTTAAAAAATAAAACAATGGGATTAGACATGTATTTAGAGAAGCGTACCTATGTTAGACAATGGTCGCATCAAACACCAGAAGAGCAGTACAATGTAGAAGTAACCAAAGGTGGTGAACCTGTAAAGATTGACCCGAAACGTGTTACTTATGTTATTGAAGAGGTAGGTTATTGGCGAAAGCAAAACCAAATCCACCAATGGTTCGTTGAGAATGTACAGAATGGTGAAGACAATTGTGCAGAATATTGTGTTAGTAAAGGTCAGTTAGAAGATTTGTTGGAAATATGTAAGAAAATCCTAAACGATAATTCATTAGCAGAGGAATTATTACCAACTGCAAGTGGTTTCTTCTTTGGTGGAACTGAATATGATGAATGGTACTTTGATGGTATTGAGAACACTATTGAGATTTTAGAAGAAGCATTATCTGATACTAGTGCCGATTATTATTATTCATCTTCTTGGTAATATGAAACGAATACTAACATTCTATACGATTATCATAGTACTAGGTGCTATGATTTTCGGAGCTTGTATGAATGAACCAATGTCAAAAGAACGATTGGGTAAGGATGATGGATTTGAGGTAGAATATCTTTTTGAGAAAGATGGTATAAAGGTTTATCGTTTCTATGATAATGGACGTACTCACTACTTCACAACAAAAGGTGAAACGATTTCCCATCAAACACAAACTAAAAATCAAACTTACAACGAAAACATAAAATCTTATTAATATGGAACTATCATTGGGAGATTTACAGCAAATAGAGTTGATTTGTGTAGAAGCATCTGCGTGGGGATTGCGTGATGAAGTGGTAGATGCAGCGGAAACGCTTATTAAAGAAGGATATGAGCCGGTGGTGGCTTATGAGATTGCATTTGAAGAATGGGTTAAATAAAACATAAACTATGAGCAACTTACAAACTTACATTAAGTATTACGAAGACAACGTCCGATTAGCAGCATCCTTTGCCAACAAAGGCGAGATGGGTATGGTTCGTTCCACTATGAAAGAGGTGGTAGAAGGATTGTTAGATTTGATTTGGAAAACTGAAATTGGTGGTGAATCAAAGAAGAACGATTTTATTGAATCGGTGAGTAAAAGTGGTTATTCCTTAAAGTTTCAGGTAGATAGACACCTATACCATACAGATGGAACTATGGTAAAGATTGGTGAATGTAAAGCATATTTAGATAGATGTTTTATGGAAAGGGCTAGTTCAGATTTTGGTAGAATCCTAAATGGTGTTCAATCAAAACCTACTACCTTTATTTTGGCGTTAGAGAATAGTGTGAGTGATAAGGCATACGAATACTATATGGATGAAGGAAACATTCACAAAGTGTTTTATCTATGTGATGGAAAACGTTCATCTACAAAACCAATCTGGCGTAATCCACACTATAAACCAATCAACGAAAAAAAGTTAGAAGATTTTGTTGATTTTATTAGGAATTGTTAAATATTATTTGTATTTTAGCTTAAATTTTAAACTATAAAACATAAAAACATGGGAAAAAAAGGCAAACAGAATAAAAATGCAAAAGTTAGCAGCATAAAAAGAGAACTTAAAAAGTTAATTGAATCACCTACACCGGAATGGCTAACAAAAGAAGTATATTCAGAGTATCAAAATCAGTTTCAATCTCAAAAAGAAAGAGTTCTAAATGAATTTGAACAATTTGTTGGTGATACGTTTAAACAAAATCCTTTTTCATTAAAGCGTAATCAGGTTCATAATTCAATTAATGTACCTGTTACTGCTGAATTATTATATAATTTTTGGAAAAATGATAGAATAATTTCACCACCATCAACTGGACAAGACCCAAAACAATATGCCGATTTTCATGTAGAAAACGCTGGGTATCATGCTGGATGGCAATGGGGTAGAACCGAAATGGGGTCTGATTGGAGAAATCCAGCTACTGTAAATTTGGTGTTATATCCTAATAGTGAACCTGTTTTAGAAACAACCGATTTTGAGCACAGAATTGTAGGTATTATTGGTTTTATCATAGGTGGTGTTAAATTGAAATCAGATGAATATAAACTAACATTTAGTAATAATAAGATAAAAAGAGAAATAGCTTCTGGTGAATTTGTAAATTTTATATGTGTCAATGATATGACTTTATCTGATATTGTAAAAGAAGCAAATAAATATACACATACTAATTCTTTACCTGTTACTACCGATGATGTTTTAAACAGATATTATAAATCTACAATTGATTTAATAGTATTATCTATGTATAATGAAGATGAGTGTCACATTTACTATAAACAACAAAATACATCTTCAAGTAAAACAATTCCACAATTATTGCATGCTGATACTAGACCTTCAAATAAATGGTTAAAAAGATTTTCATCTGTAAAGCTACAGAATTTTACAGCTAGTGATGATAGATTACACCCGTTTTTTAATCTCTTTAAAGATAAAGATAAAGTTAGTTTACAGACATTTATGGTTGCACATTTGGTAACGCAATATGTTATGGAAGATGGGTTTGTATTATCAACTGATAATAAAATAAAAGAATTATATTTAAAAACCGATGGCTATATAAATAGCCTTACCG